AACAGAAATTATCCCTGAGAGTGGAAGTTATTATACTTTCATCTATTCACCCAAAACTCCAAACATAGAATATGATCAACATCCTTTAGTTGCAGTGACTGATATCTTCTCGTGGGGATTTAGAGGATTTAACTATCATTGGGAGAAAATGAGACAATATACCTGGAATGAAGTTGTAGGATCAATGCATGTTGTAAGGAGAAGTGAACTAGAAGATATGAGAACCATTCCTTATCAAAGGTTCCGTCTAAATAGTTAAAAAAGATAAATGTCCGTTTTTCGCTATCCATTAAGAAAATTAGATAACGCGGAAGATTATATTCAAATTGACGTTTTAGAGTATGAACCTCCAGGTCTTGGAGTTAAAGGTGGAGAGAATTTTTTTGCAACAGGATCATCCGATGACACCCTCCTAAGAAAGGGTGAAAATATTCAAAATATTTTACAGAGCGTTATACTACCAATCCCAGAAGGAATTGGTGATAGTATGGCTGTAGGTTGGGGTGCAGGGAATTTAAACCCACTTCAAGCTGGTCTACTAGGTATGGCTAGTAATGTTATTCAATCAGAAAAACCTTTTCAACAATTGAAGAACGAAGTTGAAAGGGCTGGTGGATCTATAGGTAAAGTTGTTCAGAGTGCAACAGGACAAGGTGCAGTACAAGCAGCGCTTGCCAGTGCAGCTGTAAATGCACTTACTGGTGGTGGTGATGTAAATCAAGCAATCTCAAGAGCAACAGGTGCTATTTTTAATCCAAATATTGAACTCTTATTTTCTCAAGTAAACCTTCGTGGTGGATTTACATTTTCTTTTGATATGATACCAAGATTTCAAAAAGAAGGTGATGAAGTAAGACGTATTATCAGATTGTTCAAACAATCTATGGCACCAAAGCGTCAATCAACCACAGGAGAATTAGGTGGTATCTTTATCAAGGCACCTAATGTATATCGCCTTCGTTATATGAATGGTGGTCGCATACATCCATACTTAAACCGCTTCAAAATCTGTGCTCTGACTAACATGGATGTAAGTTACACTGGTTCTGGAACATATGCAACATATTCCGATGGAACTCCTGTTCATATGAGATTAACTTTATCATTCCAAGAACTCACACCAATCTACGCTGAAGATTATGATCAAGGACAAGGTAGAGGAGGTACAGGTTACTAATGTCTTATTTTAGAGAACTACCAGAAGTAGAATATCAATCATTCTTGTCAAGTGCTAAGGCATCTGACAATTATATTCTAATTAAGAATTTATTCCGTCGCGTCAAACTTCGCGATGATGTTCAAAATGTTCTTACTATTTTTAATAAGTACGAAATTCCCGATGGTTCTAGACCAGATCTTGTTGCGCGAGAACTTTATGGTAGTGAAGAATATGATTGGTTAGTAATTGTAAGTGCAGGCATCACTAATATCAGAAATGAATGGCCACTCTCAGACAATACTCTCTATGATTTTGCACTAGAAGTTTATGGTAATCAATTAAATGATGTTCATCACTATGAGACTACAGAAGTTAGAGATGCTACTGGAAGATTAATTTTACCAGCAGGAAAAGTTGTTGATTCTGATTATACAATAGCAGATCCAAATAACAAACTACTTACATTAAATCCTGTTATTGGAATTGGAAACTATGAATATGAAGTAAGAGAAAATAATAAAAAGAGAAGTATTTACTTACTGAAACCAGAATATCTTCAGCAAGCAGTTAATGACATAAAAAAACAGATGACCTATGACAGATCATCTCAATACATAAACGGTAGAATTATTAAAACTGAAAATACTAATGTTATATACTAACTCCACAAAAGAGTTAGATCTTTATCAAAAGTCATAACGTATCGGTGCTTTTGGGAGCGGTCTTTCCACTCTCCCTCAGCACCTTTTATTTTGCCTCTTGAATGTTTTGTACCGTCTGAAAAGTAGAAATCTTTTTTTGGTTCTGTAAGACCACAATACTTAAAGTTGCAAGCACGATAGATTGTACCATCATGACGGTCACTATCAGCGTATGAAATAATCGCTTTGACTCGCGTTTCCTTTCTAAGTCTCTTAATCGCCTTTGAAACGAACCAAGAAGTGATATTATACTCACTCTGCTGAGTATCGGGATGGATGCAGAGTCGTGAGAGTTCAAAGAATCCATTTTGTTCATTTCTTTCTAATCCAAATGCACCTTGAGCAATTTCAGGAACAGGGAGACCTGTAAAGATACAGACTCCCTGAATGCCACCAATATTCAGTGGGCAAAAATCATTATTTTTGTATAGACCGTAGTTATATCCAGATTTAAAACCTTTCGATATATCCTTTAAATAATGAAACCGCAGAAGTAACTCTGCGGCTTCGGATTTATTCACACGGTCAATGTGAAAATCTGATTTCATTAATCAATCTTTCCAACCACCAGATTTTAACCAGTTGTTGTGATGTGGGTTGTTCCACGAATCACTAATCTCATAAGAGGGCATAATGACCTCTTGAATATAACGGCGGTTTTCTCTGGCGATAGAGAGACTCTCTGCTTCGAGAGTCTTTACTCTACCGTCAATTTGAGAAGACCACCATACTACACCTGCTCCCTGAACTAGTAGAAAGGAAACAAGAGCGAAGGGGATCTTAAGATCTTTCATCACTCTTCAGCGAGACGTGCAAAGTAAGACATTGCATCATCGTCATCATCCGTTGTGGTCTTAGAAGAAGAAAGACTTTCCAGTTCTTCCTTAACGGATTGAGGAGCAGAAGGTGCAGGAGCACGACGCTCTGCCTCAAATGATTCCTCTTCTTCCAGAGTTTCACGATCTTGCATACGGGGAGTGCCCTTGTTGCCAAGAACGTAATCCAGACGCAGTTTCAGTTCATCATAAGTCTTGAACTGATCGGGAGCAACGAGTTCTGCAAGAGAGTACTCTTTCTTCCAGATTGCTTCCATTGCATCATCATCGTCCAGAAGTGCATCGGGACGGGCAAACTCAGAGGAATCATAGTTGCGATAACCAGCAACATTCTTTGCCTTCAGTTTGAAGTTGGCACCTGCCCAGAAATCAAAGGGATCGATTGCTTCCTCATCCTCAAACTCAGGTTGCATAGCAGCAGTGATCTTGTCAAAGATCTTCTTGCCATACTTGTACATGAACACCTTACCCTCGTTCTCGGGGTTGGCAGGATCCTTCACAACATAGATGTTGGAGATGTAAGTCAGCTTACGCTTTTGCTTACGTGCAGCGTCCTTACCAGCATCGGTGCCGTTGTTCCACAGCATCGTGTTGTATTCAGAGACGGGATCCTTTTGACCCATAGTGGTCAAAGAGTTCTCAATGTACCAACCACCAGGACCTTGGAAGGCGTGGGAGTACAGTTTAACGAAAGGAAGATCCTCACCATCAGGAGCAGGGAGGAAACGGATAACGGCATAACCATTACCACTTTTGTCTACATCGAGTTTCCACAAACGCTCATCACCTGATGCGTTGGTATTACTCATTTTTTCGACTTCCTTGACCAGTTTGGCGGTCAAAGAGCCCAGTTTGGATTGCTTTTTAAGATCGGCAAAGCCCATGTTAGATTACCTCGGATTTAGTTGGATTTGTAGGATTTACTTGGATATTATAACGAAGACAATATCACTTGTCAAGATACTGCTTAAGGGACTTGATGGTCTTATGCATGGAATCGAACATCGTGTTCATGTCAGTGTCTGTAGGAAAACCCATCAAAGCGATGGACTTTTTAATTTGTTCCTTCATCTTGATCGCATCTGGATCATCTGACAGCATCAAACGAGTATACATGACTTTCTGTTTATCAAGCAGAGTTGTCATTTTTGCAATATGTTCAAGTTTCTCTGCATTACTAAGAGATCCAAATCCAAACACATTCGCATAAAGAAATTCTTGCAATTCATTAATTTCCTTTAGTTCATCCTGAATGATTTCAGAATCAAAAAAATTACTCATTGATAATTTCCCGCAAAAGTGTTTTATATTTGGATACGTTAATATTTAGAAAGGGTTTATATTTTTGAATTTTTAAACTGACGGTTTCCCACACTGGATCGTCAAGCTTTTTGTCAAACCGCTCTCTAAACTCAAAAATTATATCATAGATTATTAGATTTTCCAAAGAGAGATTTCCACCCAAAAACTTTTTTAGGATTTGAGGATGTCCTTTCGAACAATCGAAAACACTTTCTAACTCTTTGCTCGATAGCAATTCTTCCGACTGTTCTTTGAACAAGTAAGTCGAACTCTGTTTGCGTTTTTTCCAGTCGGCGTATGTCCTTTCGCCAGAATTGATAATTTCGCCAATCCATATGTTTTGAGGGTTATCTGCTGCAACGAAATTAGATACCAAAAAGTCTACAACTTCTCCATCAGAATACTTTCTAGAAGTTTTCTCGAACCAATACTTATCCTTCCTTTTATTGAAGGAAGTTACACTGGCACGAGTCTTTGCTCCGTACTTGAAGAAGTCGTATTTTGGATTTGTAAAATGATTTTTAAGTGACAAATAATGTTGATAGGTTTCAAAGGGAGTCACGATCATAAAGGTAATTTTGCTCTCGAAGTCTTTTTCATGAAATTAAGTTGAGTGGCATCCCACTTCAGTTTTTCTTTAAGTGGTTTAGAAACTAACTTAGTGATAGATTCTATCTCAAGACTATTAACTTCGCAATAGTAGCAAATAGCATCAATATAGTTCATATTCTCTTCTGCCACAATCTTCTCTATCTCTAGAGCAAATTTAGAGGGAGTCAAGAATTTGTTCTCAATAACCTTTTCTAGTTCTTTGTTATTTTCCATAGAGTTCCATTTTATCTCCAACAAATTTTCTAATATATTTGCCGAGGAGGTTGATGTACTTTGATTTGTCTCGTTCTTCATAGACGACGCATTCTCCATTTTCACAAGCCATAATGATTACAAGTTTTTTGACTGGAATACCAGTAAGTTCATACAGCATACAACCATATGCCATGCACTGTACGAAATAGTGATCGATCCACTCTCGTGGTTTCGGTTTTGCAGATGTTTTAAAATCGATTATCGCTAACTCGCCGTCATATTCGGCAATACAATCAACTGTACCAGCAATACCAAGTTCCTTACTATATAGGGAACCTTCCAAAGCGTAAATATTATTTATACGTTTTAGGTTTGTTTTTGAGATTTTAAATAAGAAATCTGAAATTGGTTGAACCTTTGGTAGGTCTTCATTCTTAAGGTGGTGTTCTACCAGAGTGTGCATATCAGTACCACGACTAGTTGCCCGTTTCGTGATACGATCTGCTTCCTCATTGCCGACTTTTTTACGCCACTTAACAAAAATATCTTTATTAAAATGGCTGGTGATAGAAGTAATAGAAACTAATCGAAGTAATTCTTCTTCCGTTGGAACTTTATAAAAACGAACTCCATCAATCGTCTCTCTTTCAAGAGACGGGAGATCTAAATCAACATGATTAAACATTAAAAACCTGCTTCCATTTTTGCGGTAAGATATTCTTTGACTAAACCAGATCGAACAATATCATCTATACCAAACTCAATTATATCAAAGGATGGCATTTTACGCAATACATTCATAAAGTCTACGATACCATTCTTTTCAGCAGACTTAGTAAGATCAGACTGTCTAGCATCACCACAGAAACAGATGCGAGTATTTTCACCAACACGAGTGATAATACTATCAAGTTCGTGGAAGTTCATATTCTGGAATTCATCAACAATCACAATGGCATTATCAAGTGTTGTTCCGCGAAGGAATGATGTGCTCCAAAACTTGATTGTCTCTTGTGCTTTGAGATTACCATAAAGCATCTCAAAATCAGAATCTGTTGGCATCTGGAACATATACTTCACCATATTCTTATATGGGATTTGGTAGATGTCTGCCTTGTCTTCATGATCTCCAGGGAGGAAACCAATCTCTCTAGTTGCTACAAGAGATCTAACAATAAAGATTTTTTCGTAAGGTGTATTTTGACTGAGTACATCCTTAATCGCATTGAAGAGTGTGATAAAAGTTTTACCAGTTCCAGCACATCCATATGCTATAAGATTTTTTCCTTCCTTGTATGAGTTGAATAATGTTTTTTGATTTTCAGTTAGTGGATCGATATCCACAAGATAATCGGCATTAAGAGGCTTCTTCCTCTTCATCTGCTTTGCCGTGAGTCCAACCCCAATAGGTTGCTCTGCAGATGCTCTTTTTCTTCGTGCCATCAGATTTTCTTTACTCTAGAACCAGGTGCTTTTTGTGCTTTGCCAAGAACATCATTCCATCCAGGACACTTCTTACGAAGTTTATC